TCATCTCTATGACGTAGCCACACATCTCGTACCACGTTGATATGCTGTGGACTGATGTTCATACCGCGCAGCAGATTGATTGGTTTGTGATCGCTGCTGATCTTGACTTCCGCAGCTATCAAGTCATCTAGCATGCCTTCAAGTTCGCCGCCAACTTCCATGGCTTTTTCACGCAAACGATCCTGGATGTTGGGCTTGACCACTACTTCCTGGATTTCTTCAATCACTTGTTTGCTGGATTTTGCAGCAGCAATGTTATCAGCGATATGGCGTTCTAGCTTTTTTTCTTCGTCGGCTAAAAGAATCAAGCCTTTTAGATTCATACGGGCCAACCAACCAATAGTACAATTTACCGACTGTTCAGGCACTCGTCCAAACTGTTTGGCTTCTGCTTGCCGATCATTGCGCATGAGATAATCTATGAGAATTTCTTTAGCTTCTTTTTTACCAAAACTGTAATGATACCAAGTGAAGGCTCGAGTCAAGGAACTTGACCGTACGTCAGAATCTGGCTGCATTTTCCATTCTGGCTCGGATCCAAGATATTTTAGATCAACTCGCACAGGCATGGATTTGAGTGGTTTTTGAGTACGCACAGTTTTGGTTGCGCTCATGATTGCTCCTATTCACAAATATCACGTAATTATAGCATCATAGCAATTCTTGGTCAAATCCTATTGCCTAAAGATTGCTGCCCAAAACACGCGGTAAATAGCTTTAAGGAACGCACAATGCCCAGATTAAGTCTTTATCGTCCAAATCGCACTCGTGATTATCAATTTTTTGATCGCACCATATCCGAACAGTTCACTGTAGGCGGGCTTGATATCTACCTACACAAATATCTGGGCCCAAAACCCACAGGTGACAGTTCAACTGATACGCAGCATGATGCAACCATGCCCAATTATGCTGGCGAAAGTCCGTTGTTCATACAAGACTTACTGTTATTAGAAAACCGTGATCGAGCTTATGATCCAGATGTGTATGTCATGCGCGGAGTTTATCGGGCACAAGACATTGATTTTGATCTTACTCAATTTGGTCTGTTTCTAAACAACGACACACTGTTCATTACCTTTCATTACAATGACATGATTGATATCCTGGGTCGTAAAATCATGAACGGTGACGTGCTTGAAGTTCCAAATCTACGAGATTATCATCCACTGGATTCTAATCTTCCAAGAGCACTACCAAAATTTTACGTGGTACAGGATACATCATTTGCCAGCGAGGGCTTTAGCCAAACTTGGTTACCACATCTGTGGAGAGTCAAGGCCACGCCCATGGTCAATGCCCAAGAGTATCAGGATATATTGCAGCAGCCTTTTGAGCCAGACAACATTTGGGATCCTGGTAACTTTTATCCTGCTGGCAGCATTGTAAACTATGATAACAAATATTACGTGGCGCTGAAAAACACACCCGCGGACATTGACATTACCAATACAGAATACTGGGTTGAGAAAAGCAGAATTAACACACTAGCCGACAGTGCAAGCACACGCAACAAAGATCTAGAAATCAATGATGCTATTCTCATACAGGCTGAAGCAGAAGTACCAAAAAGCGGCTACGACACTGTTAAGTTTTATATTTTACCAACCAATCCTGACGGTTCCCCTGCTGACCCAAGCACATACACAGCAGACTACACACAAACCGATGCCAGTAGAACAGTCAGCAATGAAAATCTCACACCAAGAGCAGATGGTTATACTGAAGGTTATTTGACTGGAGATGGCATTGCGCCAAACGGTCTACCGGTTACTCCAGGAGTGCGATTCCCATTGAACGCAGAGGTTGGACAGTATTGCTTGAGACTGGATTACTTCCCTCACAGACTATTCAGATTTAATGGCGCACGCTGGATCAAGATTGAAGAAGTGGTTCGTACTGATCTTACACCAGGGCCAGATAATCAAACACAGCGATCAAGTTTTGTTAACAACACTGCCACAGTAAACACAAACGATCGTGGTGCTATTCCAAGTCGCCAAAGTCTAAGTCAAGCTCTCAAGCCAAGAGCCGATAACGGAGGTTAATCTTGCAACAGTTTTTTTATGATGGACAGATACGTAGATTCTTGTTACAGTTCACTCGGGTGTTCAGCAACTTTCAGGTTGAGTTTGGTCAAAACATGGCAGGTGTAAGCCCACCAGACACCCTGTATCGTGTGCCTGTGCGATACGGTGATTCAAGTCGCAATGCACAAACAATCATACAGCAGAATTCCAGCAACAGCATGCCAAGCACGCCCTTGATGACATTTTATATTACTGGACTGGACTATGATCGAGGACGTATTCAAGAACCCACTTTTGTTGACAAGATCAATGTGCGTCAACGATATTATGACACTGACAACGACTCTTATGAAGTCACACAAGGCAACGCCTTTACAATTGAGCGTTTGATGCCGGTGCCTTACAAATTGAGCATTACCTTGGATATCTGGACTTCAAACACTCATCAAAAAATGCAGATTTTAGAACAAATACTCACATTGTTTAATCCTGCATTGGAAATACAAAGCACTGACAACTACATTGACTGGACCAGTTTGAGTGTGGTAGAACTTGAAAGCCTTAACTGGAGTTCACGTACCATTCCCACTGGCACCGAAGACAACATTGACATTTGCAGTTTGCGTTTTGGTTTACCCATTTGGATATCTAGTCCGGCCAAGATCAAGAAACTGGGCGTGGTTGAACGTGTGATTGCCAGCGTGTATGATTCACAGGGCGATGCTGCTAATGCTATCATTGACAGTGATCTGCTGTTAGGCACCAGAATCAAGGTAACTCCTTACAACTACCAAGTGTTATTGCTGAACGGACAACTGCAAATTCTACAACCACAAGATGTAATATCAGAACCAATCACTAGTTTGACTCCACCTAATTCACCTGTGGATGACGAGCTGGTATGGCCCAGTGTGATCAATTTGTATGGCGTGTTGCGTCCAGGCATCAGCTATGTGACACTAGACAATCCCTGGGATCCAGACCAATATATCGTGGGCACTGTGGCTTTGAATCCAGCAGACGATAGATTTTTGCTGTTTAATCTAGATCCAAACACAGCTCCACAAAACACTCTAGCTCCTATTGATGCTGTGATTAATCCTTTGAAAAGTGCGCCTGGTGATGGACTCGATAGCAGCTTGACTGGGCAGCGATATCTGTTCACCGAAGCCACAGGCGATATTAATAATTTCTACACAGCCACAAATGCATTCAATGAGACCTACACAGTAAACTCCAATCCTTCCGCATGGAAAGGTGTAAATGGTCAACCACTGATAGCCAATGCCAACGACATAGTTGAGTATGATGGACAACGTTGGCGAGTGGTGTTTGACAGTGAGAATTTAACTGACGTGCAGTATGTGACCAACATAACTACTGGCATACAATACAAATGGACTGGAGAAGATTGGGTAAAAAGCTATGACGGATTGTATCCGGGAGGATCATGGAATCTAATCCTTTAACCGCAGTGGGCGTTTTGTTTTTCAGCGTAAGCACTAGAAGATACCTGTACGTGATGCGCAATGACGATCGTCATCCCAACACCTGGGGATTGCCAGGCGGCAAATCAGACAGCGGTGAAAGTTTATTGGATACTATACAACGAGAATGCAAGGAAGAACTTGATCTTGATTTTGTGAATGCTAAATTTTTACCACTGGAAAAATGGACCGCGTCAGATCAAACATTCAGTTATCATACATTCTTCTGTCAGGTGGATAAAGAATTTGTTCCAACATTGAACGATGAACATCTTGGCTATGCCTGGATAGATTCTGGACAATGGCCAAGGCCCATGCATCCAGGACTGTGGAACACAGTCAACATGGATGCAATTCAACAAAAGATTAAATCACTGGAAAAGAATTTAGAGTCTACCAACTACTATGTTGATGACACCAGAGAGTCCATGGAATTCTTCAAGAGCCTTGCCCAACACTGAACCCATAGCAGGGTTAGCATCAGCACGAGCCATACCGTTGCCGGCACTGACCATTAGATCACCTTTTTGCACTGGACCAATCACTCGGGTTGGAACCTTACCAACTAGAGCAACTGCGGTAGCATGCTGTTTGTCCATGACTGAATTCATGATATAAGCCGGATCAGTTGACACAATACCTGCCACACGTCTATCACTGTCAGTTGTGCTGATTGTGACATCGTATTCGCCACCAAAGCTTAACACAGTGCCAGGCGTGTAGTAGGCATCGGCTTGATACATTTCTGCCAAGTCAGCGTACTGTGCGCTGGTGGCTTTGACAAAAGCTGTGTTAAAATAATTTGAGCTTGATCCAATATTACCAATAGCATTACTTCCGCCATTCACGATAGCTGTGGCAGCTCCTCCAGAATTCACTGTGAGGATACCAGCTGTGGTTAAGTTTGCACCAACAATGTTGCCGCCGGCATAGATGTTTCCTGCTACCCCTGCGCCGCCGCTGACTCTTAACGCTCCGGTAGTGGTGCTGGTTGATGTGGTATTAGCAGACACAATCACAGTTGCAATGTTCCCCACACCAAGTGAAGTGATATTGCCGCAGTCAATGTTGCCTGTCACGTTCAAAAGGCCAGATGATGAAATATTTGCGCCAGACAGGTTGCCTGATGCAGTAACAAAATTGCCTGATATATTACCTGTGATATTAATTACACCGCCGCCGCTGATAGTGGGAGAGGTTAGCGTTTTGTTTGTGAGCGTTTGAGTGCCCGTGGTGCTCACAGTTGCAAAGCCGCCCGCGGTTGTGCCGTCGTGCACTCGTAGCCCGCCCACTGTGGTATCAACGGTGACTTCACCTACGGCGCCTGTAAAAGCGTTGTTTTGAGCAGTTGTTCCACGTCTAAATTGTACTTGAATAGCCATATTTTGCGTCCCGTTAGAT